ATCACGGCTGGCTCTGGTATTGGGAAAAGTACGTTTGTTTCTGAAATTGCGTATGACTTGCTCACTAATCAAAACGAAACAGTGGGTTATGTCGCTTTGGAAGAGAACATTCGACGTACTGCTAGGCGCTTCGTCGGTATGGATCTTAATTATCCTGTCCACATTGATCGAGGTCACTTCACTGATGGACAAATTGAGGATGCGTTCAATCGAACTCTCGGCACGGGTCGGCTATTTCTGTACGATCATTTTGGCTCTCTTGACCCTACCGTTCTGCTTAACCGCATACGCCATTTGGTTAGTGGTTGCGGGTGTAGTTGGATTGTGTTCGATCACCTCTCGATTCTTGTCTCAGGTTTGGACCAAGGAGACGAACGGAGGGCGATTGATCAAACGATGACAAAACTCCGAAGCTTTGTTGAAGAAACAGGCTGCGGGATGCTTTTGGTGTCACACTTACGCCGCCCTACCGGTGACAAAGGTCACGAGAACGGTGCCCAAACATCCCTTTCACAACTTCGTGGTAGCGCTGCTATCGGCCAACTTAGTGACATCTGTATTGGTCTTGAACGAAATCAGCAGTCTGAGAACGATTCAGAAGGAACAATTGTCCGAGTTCTTAAAAATCGTTTCACAGGTTGGTGCGGCGTATCAGGCACTGTGAAATACAACGAAACTACAGGCAGAATGTTGGAGCTTTCTGGCAGTAGTAAGCCACAACAATTCGATGATCATTTTGAATCCGACTTTTGATGTTCACGTTTCTGAGATGAACCAGCTCAAAGTGACGGCTCTTGCTGCCACTGAAAAAGCTAGGCGCGTCTGTCAGTCCTTTTTCAAGTCCAATGACGCCTGCAACCAGCTCACCTACGACCAACTTGAGGACTTCCTTGACTTCTGCTACAGCCGAAACCTCAAGGTCTTTCTCGATGGTAACGTTCGACGTGGAGACCAATGCTCTCAAAATTAGGGACGTTACTAAAGTCCACTGCTGTGCAATATCTAACGGCACGGACACAGTTCTGTACAAGGACTCAAAAGAGTGGCTTCAGATTCTTGAAGATGCGGACGTATTGATTGGTCACAACATCATTCAGTACGACATACCAGCGATACAACAGGTATATCCAACGTTCAAACCAAAAGGCAAAGTCGTCGATACGTTGATCCTTTGCCGGATGCTTTACCCAGATATTCTTGACCGGGATTTCAAGAAAAAGTGGGAGGGGATGCCAATACAGCTTTATGGACGCCACAGCCTTGAGGCTTACGGCTTCCGTCTGGGCTATACCAAACGTCACGCTGGTCTTGAGGACTTCAGTGTGCTGACTGATGAACTGGCTGAGCGGTGCGTCTGCGATGTTGAACTCAACCTTAAGCTTTGGCGCAGGTTGCAACCGAAGGCTGACGACATCCCTTGTGCCGTTGACCTTGAGATGCGCTTTGCACAGCTCATCGCCCTGCAGGAACGATCTGGCTTTGGTTTCAATGTTCAAGGGGCTTTGGAACTTGAAGCTGAGATCAACGGACAACTGAATATTCTCAGCGAACGATTGAGACAACGGTTCCCGTTCGTTGACGGAGGGCTCTTCACGCCCAAGCGAGACAACTCGTCACGAGGTTATGTAGGTGGTGCAGCAATGTGCCGTCTTACGGACCTCAACCCGAACTCTCGGGATCACATCGCTTGGGTGTTACAGAATCTTCTGGAGTGGAAGCCAGAGGAGTTCACCGACACTGGTAAACCCAAGGTCGATGAAACAGTTCTGTCGAAGATCCCTGGGGCTGAGGATTTTGTTTCACACCTCACGCTCCAAAAGCGATTGGGTCAACTCAGCACTGGCAACAATGCTTGGTTGAAACTGGTGGAAAGCGACAACAGGATTCACGGCAGTGTGATTACTGTTGGTTGCGCCACCGCTCGCTGTAGCCACGTCAACCCCAACATGGCCCAGGTACCTGCTGTCAGGTCAGCCCTGGGACCGGAGTGCCGAGCTCTGTTTGGACCTGGCCGCCTCGGGGGAGGTAGAAGCACCAAACAGGTTGGCGTGGACCTCAGTGGAATCGAAGCACGTTGCCTAGCCCATTACTTGTGGCTGTTTGATGACGGTAAGTTTGCAGACGAAGTGCTGAACGGCGATATCCATACGGCCAATCAAAAGGCCGCAGGACTCGCCACCAGAGACCAGGCAAAGACGTTCTTCTATGCCTTGATGTATGGAGCAGGGGCAGAGAAGCTAGGTCTGATTACGGGTCAGGATGGAGCAAAGCTGAAGCGAAAGTATTTCCGCAATATGCCCGCTTTGGCTTCGCTTTCTAAAAGAGTAGTAGCAAAAGCAGAAGATGAAGGATTTGTTAAAGCGCTAGACGGTAGACAGATAAGAATCCGGTCTTCACATAGCGCACTTAACTTCCTACTTCAAAGCGCAGGTGCCATCATTAGCAAGCTCTGGTACATCACCTGCTTCGATGAGCTCAGCAAAGCCGGATTTGAATATGGGGTCGATTGGATCTTCCTCGCCCATATTCACGACGAAGTACAATTTGCCGTCGCAGCAGAACGCGCAGAAGAGCTCGGAACTATTGCAGTCAGGTCTGCTGGCTTGGCAGGAGATGCACTTGGACTCCGTATTGCAATCGGTGCGGAATTCAAAGTTGGAAACAACTGGGCCGAGTGCCACTAAGACTTGCAAGATTTGCAAGCAAGACAAACCTTTAGACCTGTTTGGTCGCAACGGTACTTGGAAGCGACCTGAATGTTTGGAGTGTTATTCCAAGCAGCTCAGGGAGTATTACCACATCCGTAAGAAACACAAAGTCCCTGAGTTAGGTACGCCGTGTGAGTGCTGCGGATCTACTGAACAGAAGTTGCACTGGGATCATTGTCATGAGACCCATGAGCATCGTGGTTGGATTTGTAATAACTGCAACACAGGTATTGGCAAGCTTGGTGACAATATTGAAGGCGTCCTCAAAGCTGTGGACTACCTAGCCAAGGTCAATAAGCTAGGAGCCCACCAAGGAGGTACCAATGACTTGGCTGCTGCTTGACGCAGACATGCTGCTGTTCCAAGCAGTCGTTTCCGCTGAAGTTGAGATCGAATGGTCTACGGACATCATCACGACTCACCTTCCTGTCAAAGAAGCTCAATTCATTTTCAATGAGCTACTTGAAACCAAACGTAACCAAGCACAAGCTGACCGATTCACGCTTTGTTGGACTGCTTCTGAAAACTTCCGTAAGGACGTTGCACCCACCTATAAAGCACACCGTACTCGTTACGACCGTCGCAAACCTGTTGGGTACAAAGCAGTACGACGTTGGGCTGAACAGCAGTTTCCCTCCGAGTGCTGGTATCGACTAGAAGCTGATGATGTTCTTGGCATCCTTGGCACTCGACACCCGTACAAAACAGTTATCTGGTCTGGCGACAAAGATCTCAAACAGATCCCAGGTCTTCACTTAGATAACGAAGGCAACATCTTTCACATTTCTCAACTTGAAGCTGATGTCTATTTTTATCGTCAGGCTCTTACCGGTGATTCCACTGACGGCTATCCTGGTTGCCCTGGGGTGGGACCGAAAACAGCGGAGAGACTTATCGAAGAAGCTGGGTTTGATGAAGCCGCCGCATGGAGAACTGTAGTTCAGCAGTACAAGAAGAAAGGGTTTGGAGCTGATTACGCTTTGACCCAAGCACGCCTTGCTCGCATCCTCCGTGACACTGAGTACACCTTCGATGAAGTTCAACTATGGACCCCGACTTCGATCCCATCCGACCCAGCCACTACGCCTTCGACGAAGGAGTAATCGAATGTATTGATTACATCGAAAGCCACGCCTTTGATTTTGTTGAAGGCAACATCATCAAATACGTCACTCGGTACCAGCACAAAAACGGTACTGAGGATCTCAAAAAAGCCAAGTGGTATCTCGACCGCTTGATCAAACGACAAGAGGAATGGGATGCCCAATGGGCTCAACGCAAAAAGAACATTTACCAAGAGGTTGTTGACGATGATCACTTCCAATTCCGAGTTAGTTCGGACGTGGATGCAACGAGCGGACCAGTTAACCAATCCTGATAATGAACAGCGTGAGCAACAACTGGCGTATGTCGAAGAAGAGTTCTACGAACTTCTTTACGCATATCGCAATGAGTCTCGCGCACAAGTTATCAAAGAAGCCTGCGACCTACTATGGGTCACTTATGGTTTGCTTCTTACCTTGGGTGTGGATCCTGATTCTGCTTTCGATCGGCTCTACACCTCTAACTGGTCCAAGTTTCCTTTCACAAAAGTGGATGGAAAAGTCCAGAAAGGTCCCAACTACCAACCCGTTGACTTCTCAGACTTATGAAGCCTTACGATGAACTGCTGGCTCAAATTCCTAACGGCGCTTGGCAATATGTCGAAGCCGAATACGAGGAAGATGATGAAGGCAACGGCTCTATTCAGTTCTATTGGGACGATGAAGAGCACCCTGAACTCAAGCCTCTTTCCCAGCTTGATGACGACCAATGGGAAGACTTTGTAATCACTTCACTTCAACGAGCAATTGACAAAGATGAAACTGACGAAGGCGACTCTGAATCCGGCGATCGCGATGACCGGGAGGGTGGAAAGCTGGATTGAGAATCCCACCCGCCGTTATCCCGTTAGTTGTACTGTGTTCGTTGTGGAAGACACAATGGACGAAGACGCTGATGGTCTTGAGGGTTCTTGGCAATTCGTCAGCAAAGCTCTCCGGTATGGCGCAGGGGTTGCTGTTCACCTTTCTAAGCTTCGCGCACGAGGCACTAGAAACACTCACGGAATGGTTGCTTCAGGCCCTTGTGGGTTCATGGAGATCTACTCCAAGTTCAATGAAATCCTTCGTCGCGGGGGTACCTACCGTAACGGTGCGGTGGTTGCTCATCTTGACGCAGATCATCCTGACATTTTGGAGTTTGTTAATTACGATCGCGGTCGTATTCCTTGGATCAAACGTTGTGTCAATGTTGATCCTGCAATCATCGACGAACCCAACAAGCTGAAAGCAATCATGGACGCTGCCCGTAAGGGCGACGTTTGGATTGTTAAGAAGCAGTACGACGCAAACGGTGAGCGCATCTACTCCAATGTGTGCCAAGAGATCTTGCTGAAGTCTCGGGACACCTGCCTGCTATCTCATATCAACTTGGGTCTCACCAAGATTGATGAGATTCCTCAGGCGTTTGTTGATGGCATGAAGTTTCTTTGTGAGCTGTATCAACAGACTGGTGTGGATGAGTCTGGTATCTACAGCCGGAAGGATAACCAAGTTGGTCTAGGTGTTCTTGGCTTGGCAAACCTGCTGGCTATTGAAGGCGTGACCTACGAAGAATTTGTGGGTGCTCTGCGTCGCAAGAACCTTGGTGTCGGGTCTGTTGAAACCAAAGCTGGTGAGATTGCTCACGCCATCTTCCTGGGCTTTGCAGAAGCCTCTAAGGTGGCTGCTGACTACAACATGTCCCGAGCGTTTACCGTGGCCCCTACAGCCTCTTGTGCGTACCGCTATGTGGATCGTGAAGGGTTCACTACAGCCCCTGAAATCTCACCTCCGATCAGCCGGGATGTAGATCGTGATAGTGCGACTCTTGGCGTTCAGAGTTATAAGTTCAACCCCAAATGTCAAACCGCTGAAGAGGTTGGTTGGGACACATTTTTTGAGTTGAACTGTGAGTGGCAGCGGCTGATGGATAGCACATCCATGGCTCATGCAATCTCTATGAATTGGTGGTCAGACATGACAACTATGGACCGTCAATTTATGGCACGATGGTTGAACTCCCCCCTGAAGAGTTTGTATTACTCTCTTCAGGTCATGTCCGACATCCAAGATAAATCCAATGCCTACGCCGCTATTAGCGATGTAGATGTTGAGGATTACCTTGCCAATTTGTTGGAGGGAGATTCAGCACCCGATTGCAATTGCGCCGAATGAACCCGTATCAGAAACTGCTCGCTCGCAAGCGCACTTGGACTCCTATTCAATCAACCGCTGGCAAGCTGAAAGAGGGCTCGGAGGAAACAATCTTCCGGGCTCTTGCCCTTCGTCACATGGAGCTTCCGGTTGGTGACTTTATCCAAGATGCTTGCTCTACTGAAATTCCTGAAGCCTCCCGTGCGCTTCTTGAAAGCAACATCAAAGATGAAGAACGCCACGATTTTGCGCTGGGATATATCACCAACGCATTGGGAGTGGATGAGCAGGCAGAGAAAGAAGCCTTGCGACTACGGCAAGCGTGGATTGAACATCCAGATCATCCGGTCCTCAAAGCGATGGTGGCCGAGCGTGCGATCTTTTTCGTTCTCCTCCCGTTCTTTCGTTTTAACGGTGATGCTGGTCTCCGAACCGTAAGTGCTGACATTAGCCGTGATGAACAAGTTCACGTTGCTGCCAATAGCCTTGTTTGTCGTGAGCTGGGGCTTACTGTCTCTCCTTCTCTTGATAAATTGCGTAAGGCAACTATCGCTTGGGTAATGCAGCCTCTTGGCGAAGCAGATGATAAGTATCTGAATCGTCAGTTCTGGCTAGATCAAAGCGACAGTCTGATGTATTCAGGTAAGGCTGAAGGTCTGATCGAGACTCAACGAGCTCGGATGCCTGCGTTCTTTGAAACCAGTAACTCTGATCTTCCCAGCTACGCTTGATATACGGCTAAAGGATTGCCATGTCCCGTCACGACTCCAAATTTGTAGATCCAAGTATTTACGTTGACCCGTTGAGTTTTGACGGTGTTGAGCTTTGTATTACTTGGGGACAATTTTGGAGTGGTGATTGGTCTGGTAACGAAGCTCGCAATCAACAAACTGAAGCACAACGTCAATTAGATGCAGCCCGTGCTGCTTACGAAGAAGAATCCCGTAGAGCAGCTGCAGCTGTCGCAGAACAACAAGCAGCTTTAGATATTCAGAGAGCTGAAGAAGCAAGGTTTAAAGCTGAACAAGATGCCTTACTTGCAGAAGTTACAAAACAAGCAGATATATCTAAAAAAGTTGCAGTTGCAACTGTTGGTCAACAAAGAGTTAAAACTTCCTTAGAAACTGCAAAAGCACAGCAACAAATTCAACAAACAAATCTTCAAGAAATGAAAATTGCTGGTCAAACAGTTGGTCAACCAGGCATTTCAAAAACCAAAGTGGGCGCTCAAGTTCCTGTTGGTGGCTATGGTGGCACTGCCCCAGGCAAAATTAATCCAACTGGTTTAAACATATGATTCCATATATTGATCCAGATATCATCAGATATTTGGAAGAACTTTATCCTGACAAAAGTCCTGACCTTAGTATGGAAGAGAAACTTATTTGGTTTTCTGCTGGTCAGGTATCAGTTGTCCGCCACCTGAAGGATCAGCATAGCCTCCAAGAGGAGACAAAGTATGTTTAACCTTGGCAAGCACGACGCCAAATTTATTGAGCCCGAGTTCTTTGTAGATCCTCTTGATGAGCGGTTTACTGGGATTACTCAGGAATTGGTCATTACCCCTTTGCTTGTTGGCGCCGCTCTTGTTGCGGGTGCTACTGCATATTCAGGTTATGCAGCTGCACAAGCAACTAGAGAACAAGCAGACGCTGCTCGTAGAGCTGCAAGTCAAGCCCGAGAATCAGCTCTAGCTCAAGTTAGGCAGATGCAAGCTGAGTCTGCTCAACGAGCTCAAGAGTTTCAAACTCAAATTGAACAAAGCCGAGCTCAAACAGCTCAAGTGGCTAAGTCTGCTCAAATGGCACAACAAACTGCAATGCAGCAGATTGCACAGCAAAAGACTTCTTCTGCTCTTGCCATTCAGCAAAGTCAACTGCAATCAGCTATTCAACGTCAGCAACAAGCATCAAATATTGGTCAACAGGTACGTCGTCGTGTTGGTACACCTGCTGCCATGCGTACTAATTTGGAGATACAATCTCCACTTACTGCTGGCACTGGTGGCCTCGGTATCGGAACAGAAACTACGACTGGTGGTTTGAATGTCTAATGCTGCGGCTCGTTATTCGGCACTAGAGCCGGAAAAGACTATTTACCTGGATCGGGCTATTGAGTGCAGTAAGTACACTCTGCCGACTCTTATTACCGATAACGACCGCAGTACTGGTAAAAACCTTTACACCAAGATTGCTACTACCTACCAAGGTCTTGGTGCTCGTGGTGTAAACAACCTGGCTAGCAAGCTACTAATTGCTTTGCTGCCACCCAATCAAGCTTTTTTCCGTCTCTCTGTAGACGACATGAAGCTAAAGCGTGAGCTTGAGAACTACAAAGAGCTGCAATCAGAGTTTGATCAACAGCTGGCTCTGATGGAACGTTCCGTGATGCGGGACATTGAAGAGTCTGGTGATCGCACTGCTCTGTTTGAAGCTCTCAAGCACTTGATCATTGGCGGTAACGCTTTGCTGTATGTAGCCGAGACTGGTACCAGGGTTTATCCGCTGAAGTCTTTTGTTTTGAACCGCGACCCTGAAGGAAACATCCTTGAGGTTGTGGTGCGTGAAGAAGTCAATCCTGATGTGCTGCCTGGAAAGATTGCACCTAAGGACGGTGAAGGCAAGTTTGTAGATAAGACTGTTTTCCTGTATACCCACGTCAAATGGGAATACAAGACTGATCGTTGTAACTGGTATCAAGAGGCTTACGGCAAACAGATTGGCAAGTCTGGTTCTGTTCCTATTGAAAAGAGCCCTTGGATTCCACTTCGTATGTTCCGCGTGGCTCATGAAGCCTACGGACGTGGCTATTGCGAAGAGCTTCTTGGTGATTTGAAAAGCCTTGAATATCTTTCAAAAGCAATCGTTGAGGGTTCTGCAGCTGCAGCCAAGATCATTTTCCTCTGCAACCCTAACGGCACTACTCGTCCTGACGCTCTTGCTCGGGCTGCCAATGGTTCAATTGTGGCAGGCAACCCAAATGATGTGGCTCCTCTTCAAATGCAGAAGCAGGCAGACCTCACGGTTGCTCTCAACACCATCGCTCGTATTGAACAACGACTGAGCTTTGCGTTTCTGCTTAACAGTGCCATTCAAGCTGGTACCTCTGGTCGTGACCGCGTGACGGCTGAAGAGATTCGTATGGTGGCACAAGAGCTTGAAGCTGGTCTGGGTGGTATTTACTCCATCCTTAGTGTTGAGATGCAGCTTCCTCTTGTTAACCGCAAGATGGCTCTCATGGAGCGTCAGGGTCGCCTACCAAAACTGCCTAAAGATATTGTGAAACCTCAGATCACAACCGGTCTGGACGCTCTTGGTCGTGGTAACGATAAAGCCAAGTTGATTGAGTTCCTGCAAACCATTGCTGGCACTTTGGGTCCTGATGCAATGGCTAAGTACGTTAATAGCCGTGAGCTGATTACCCGCCTTGCTGCTTCCGATGGTCTTGATACTTACAAACTCATTAAATCGGACGAAGATCTCATGGCTGAAGAACAGCAAACAGCTATGATGATGCAGCAACAAATGGCCGCGCAAGATCCCAATAACGATCCTGCTAAACAGGCCGCACTCGTTAAAGCTGAAAATGACTCAATCCGGGCAAGTCAAGAAATCGCCGCTGGTGGAGGAACCCCTGGAGGTTTCTGAGGCTCCGAAAAAGTCGGAACCTAAATCCAAAATGGATCAACTGATTGAAGAACTCAAGGCTAAGAAGCCTGAGGTTTATCAACAGTATGTGACCGCTGCTAAAAACAAGCGGCCAGTTTGGATCTATCCTGATCTGACCGTTCGGATCGGCTGATCATGGAAGTCATTGCTGACAATTTCCTGTCTCAAGAGACGGGACCGTATAGCGAGCAAGATCTGCAAGCTCTTCAAGAGTCTGAGCAGCAAGAGCAACAGCAAGAACTGATTGGTGGCAAATTCAAAAGCCCCGATGATTTGCTGCGTGCTTACCAAGAGCTAGAAAAGAAACTCGGTAGTCGGACTGGTTATGAGAAAGCTGAGGATCAAACCGAGGCTGACGAAGACCAAGCTGCTGAAGAACCTGTAATCCTGTCTCAGGAAGAGGAAGCCACCATTCTGGAAAGCATTGGTGGTGAAGAAGCTTTTGGTGCAGTTCAACAGTGGGCTAAGGAAAACCTAGATGCTGGTGAGCTTGAGGCTTACAACCGTGAAGTTAATAGCGGTGACTACTACCGAGCTCGTAACGCATTGCAATCTCTGTACTATGCGTTCCAAGAAAACTCTGGTTATGAGCCTGAACTGATTGGTGGAAAGCTTTCTGCAAATAGCAGTGATGTGTTCCGTTCAAGCCAAGAAGTTATGGCTGCTATGAGTGACCCCCGGTATCTGCAGGATTCTGCATATACCCAAGATGTACAAGATAAGTTGCTTCGTAGCGACGTTCTTGGCCCTAGGGGTTAATATTTCAATAGCGAACGTAAGCATTGTTGCCGCCGAGGCGATAACAACAGTGATATACGAGCGCTCGTAAACTTCTACCTCCATACTGACGATGCCTGAATTTGCATCTCTCAGCCGGTTGGGTGGTCTTAACGGCGTTCAGTACAACGCAGGTTCCGCCTCCGGCAACTACGAAAAGGAAAACGCTAATTTCCTTAAAATCTTCTCTGGCGAAGTTCTGACCACGTTCAACCGTGAGACGATCTTCAAAGATCTGACCATGAAGCGCACCATTTCTTCGGGCAAAAGCGCAAGCTTCCCGATCACTGGTCGTTTCTCCAGCCGTTACCACCGTCCTGGTGATTGGATCACCGGTCAGGGTAACAAGGGCATGATTGGCGAAAAGATCATCACCATTGATGACCTGCTGATCGCTGATGCTTCTATCTATGACCTGGATGAAGCCAAGCTGCACTGGGATGTTCGTTCGATCTATTCGACCGAGCTGGGCCGCGCTCTGGCTCGTGCCTATGACCAGCGCCTTGCTCGCACCCTGCTGGCTGCTACTGAGTCTGACGGTCGTGTGAAGGACTGGGATTCCAAGCGCTTCCAACTGAACGCTGGTACCTACTCCTCGGCTACCTCCGGTGTTGTGACCCTGAGCGCCAACTTCCAAACTGCTGAGCTGGCTTACTGGGCCGTGGGCGAAGTGGTGTACGGTGAGACCTCCGGTGCTTACGGTGTGATCACCACTGCTCCGACCAACGGTGCTGCCACCTTCGGTATCAACCCCCTGGGTGCTATCGGTACTGGCTCCAACGCCGCCTTCACTGTGGGTGAGCGTCTGTTCGTTCTGAACGCAATGCCTGGTGGTACTTCCTTCAGTGGCATTGACCTGAACGGCGCTGCTGACCGTAATGCCCGTGGCGACCTGATCGTTGAGAACCTGTTCAAAGCTTGCCAGGCTCTTGATGAAAAGGATGCTCCCAAGGAAGGTCGTGTGTGCGTCCTGAGCCCTGGTGCTTACTACGACGTGCTGAACAGCGACCGTGCCATCAACACCGACTTTAACGCTGCTGGCGGTGCTAACGGCTCGATCTACCAGAACCGTGTGGCTTCGGTGGCTGGCTTCCGCCTGCTGACCTCCAACCACCTGGGTATCAACAGCTATACCGCTAACCAGACCTATGTGGGTCTGTCTAACCAGTCTGCTGTGACCCGTGGTGAGCGTCCTAACTACATCAACGGTAAGGACGGTTCTGACGGCGCTGCTGCTGCTGGTACCTACGATTACTACCAGGATGAGCAGGGTAACACCTCGTCCATCGCTAACTGCTTCGGCCTGTGCTTCTCCAAGGAAGCCGTGGGCACCGTGGCTCTGAAGGATGTGTCGATGCAGATGACCGGTGCTGAGTTCAAAGCTATGACTCAAAGCACCATGATGGTTGCTAGCTATGCTGTGGGTCACGGTATTCTCCGTCCCGAATGTGCAGTTAGCCTGCTTCATGACGGTAATCCTTATTGAGTTATTGACTCAATAATCTGATAAATTGAGGGGGTCTTAAGATCCCCTCTTTTTATGTCTCAACTTGAACTTGCCTGGGCTGCTGGTCTTTTTGAAGGAGAAGGTTATATAGGAATTCAAAGCAGAGCTGGTGAACGAAAGTACAAAAGCAATTACTGGTATATCGGTATTGGTATGACTGATGAAGACGTTATTAAACGTTTTGCTGATCTATTTAATTTGAATTACACAACTAGAGTTCGAGCTAATGAGAAAAGCTCAAAAAATTACTTTAAAGACCTTTATGTAGTCCGAACCAGCAAGAGAGCTAAAGTGAAGGAAATTGTGGACGCTCTCTTGCCATTCATGGGCGAGCGCCGACGCTCAAAAATGGAGGAGTTCCTTGGCGACTTCAAAGCTCAGTGCAGTTAACACGCTTCTCGCCATTATTGGTGAGTCTCCTGTAAACAGCCTTAATGCTCCGCTAACAGGTGATGCAAGTTTGGCAGAGCGTACTCTTGATGAAGTGAGCCGAGAGGTTCAAGGGGCTGGATGGTCTTGGAACACAATGCTGTATGACGCCATTCCTTTGGACGCTTCTACAGGTCAATCCCAACTTCCTAGCAACACCCTTGCTGTGCGGTTCAATCCGCTGTCGTATCCCTCTCAAAGGTTTGTTTTACGCGGTCTTAGGATTTTTGATCGCGTTAGGAACTCATATGACCTGAGAGGTAGCTTTGGTGTATCAGTGATTGGTACTCGCAGCGATCTTGTAGCTGAAATTGTTGAAGAACTTGATTGGGACAGCATCCCTGAAACTGGTCGTCGCTACATCACAATTCGTGCAGCACGGATGTTTGCTAATCGTGCTGTTACTTCTTCTAGCCTTGAGGCTTACACCGGAGAGGATGAAGAGCGAGCCTTGCAAACCCTCAAGCGTACTGAGGACATGGCTCAAAACTACAACTACATCAGCGGTCCTGACGATATGTATGGTGGCCGTGTTGTTACTACCTTTGGTCCTGATATTCTGAGCCGCTGATGTCACGAGAACTTTTTAGCCAAATCATTGGTCCCCTGAACAAGGGTGTTAACCAGCAAGCAGATAGCTTTGTGCTGCCTGGTTTTGCAAAAGTTCTTGAGAACGCCAACTGTGACCTTGTGGAGGGTCTGAAGAAGCGGCTAGGTTCTGTGCCTGTAAAGCGTATCGACACGCTGACTAAGAACGCTGGCGGCTTGTCACTGACAAACCCAATCAAGTGGAATGAGGCTTGGGTTTTTGTTTACAACCGCAGTAGTAGTGAACGATTTATTCTGGTCATTGCTGACGATAGCCGCACCGTATCCCGTACTGGGAATATTACTAGTGGTTCTGCTGTGGTGACTTCTGTTAGCTCCATGACAGATTTGTTTGTCGGAGCTGGTGTAACAGGTAGTGGTGTACCTAGCGGAACGACCATTGTTGATATTGATACTGCTGGCTCTCGCATCACTCTCAGCAAAAATGCAACTGCTACGACGACTGGTGTAACTCTGACTGTTGAATCCAGCTACACCTTCGTTACCGGTATTTCTAATGTTGAGCCCATTAGTGGCATCCTTCCCACTGTTGTACCTATTGAGCAAACTTTCTCTAACATCAGCTCCACCAATCTTGGCTACCTTCGTGGATCTGGTCGTGCTCGGGATCGTTTTAGGGCTACGTCGTTTCAGGATTATGTGTTCGTAACCAATATTCAAAAGAACACTGCGTATGACTCAACTGAAACTCTGACTCGTTACAACATCAGTAGCATCAGCGGCTCTTACCGACCTACCAAAGCTCAGGTGTGGGTCAAGCTTGTTGACTACGACACGATGTATGAAGTCAACATTGAGCTTGATAACGGTGATGTTATCAATGGTCATTACTTGACTCCTTCTCTTACTGACTCTGCTGGTGATCCAAACGTTGTCAGTTCTGAAGATATCGCAGCTCGACTGGTTAGCTTTACTGAAACTATTACTGGTACCACTTCTACTGGTAGTTCAACTATTACTAGTGTTACGGCTGCTGATATTAAAAAGGTATTTGCTGGCGAAACTGTAAGTGGCACTGGTATCCCAGCTAATACGTTTGTTGGTTCTGTAAATACAGTTGCTCTTACATTCACTCTTGTTAATGAAGCTGGCACTGCTGTTAACGCCACTGCTAACGGTTCTACAACTTTGACCCTTGGTGATGGTCTTGATCAAACTGATATTAATAACGAACTTACGTTTAGTGTTCAAGGCTCTCAAATACTGATTGGTTTAACCAACTCTTCTCGTTATTTCAAAAGCATCGTTGCTGCTGATGCTCGGGGTAATACGTTGATGGCTGGCTTTTCCAATCAAGTTACCAGCATTACCGAACTACCTTCTAATTCTTGGGAAGGTTATACGGTACTTGTAGCTCCTGATGGTTCTTCAGATCAAAGCTCGTATTACCTCAAGTTCAACGCTGAGAACACCACTACTAACGGAACCTTTGGACGTGGTGTATGGGAAGAAAGCTCTGGCTGGGGCGCTAGAGGGTTGCTAGATGACAACACAATGCCCCATGCGTTTATCTATTACCGGAACGCTAGTGGTCTGACTAGGTTTACTTTCCAACCGTTTAGCGGCACGACTTATACAGATGGTGCTGTTTCTATTGATCTCCCAGGTTGGGAGCAGCGGTTGGCTGGTGATGAAGACGAATTACCAGGACCGTCGTTTGTTGGGTACACCATTAACGATCTTGTGTTCTTCAAGAACCGTCTTGGCTTTGTCAGCGGTGAAAACGTTATCCTGAGTGAGTCTGGTTCGTACTACAACTTCTGGCAGCAATCAGCTTTACAAGTCGTTGACAGCGATCCTATTGACCTGACAGCTGTTAGTAACGACGTTGCTGTGTTGAACTACGCTTTGCAGCAGCAGGACGAACTTGTGTTGTTTTCTAACGAGAACCAATTCCGTCTGTACTCAGGCGATAACGTTACGTTCAGCCCTGAGACTGCCTCTGTGGGTCGTATTAGTTCCATCAGCATGGAGCCGAACGTCAAACCCGAACAGGTTGGTCCTCAAGTGCTGTTTCCTGTGAAAAACGGTGACTTTACTGGGTTCCACACGTTCATTACGACTGATCGTACGGTGGGTATCAACCTGGGTCAAACAGCTGTAATCACTGAGACTGTACCCAAGTACATTCCCAAAAACATTGATTCTCTTGCTGTTAGCCGTACTGATCAATACCTGATTGCTCTTAGCAAGGATGATCCAGATTCGCTGTATGTGTATCAGTTCTTCTGGGAAGCCTCTGGTGGCTCTTTAACCAACAGACAAAACGCTTGGCATAAGTGGACCTTCCCCAACAAGAACATTTATTGGTGTGACTTTGTTGAAGGTACTCTGTTTAAGCTGGTGAGCTACAACAACAGCGGTACCACTGAGTACTACCTTGAAGGCGTTAACGCAGCTAGACCGCCTCAAGAGAGCACTGAGTTGTTTTTGCTAGATCGTCAAATCTCTAGCTCAATTACCACTGACATTGGTACCGCTAGCTTCAGTTACTCAGGCGCTACCAACAAAACGACTGTTACGCTTCCCTACAGAACCGTTAACACCAGTCAACTTGTCATCATTAAACAAAACGCAGGCGACGCAGCAGAAGCTAAGAAGCGTTGGATCGTGGCTGCTAACGTACCTGCTGGTGTCACGAGTTTTGTTTGCGACAGTCTTGGTGATTTTTCAAGCAGCTCTTGGGTCTTTGGTGAACAATTTACGTTTACTTACCGTCCGCCTCAACTTATGCCGTATAGCAGAACAGCGACCGAGAATACTTTTATTGGTAATCGCACTGGTCGTTTGCAGCTGCGATATATGGATATTTATTACAACGATGCTCGCTACTTCACCGTTGAGGTCACTCCTTATTTCCGAGATACGGTGACCTATGAGTTTGATCGTAGAGACCCGTTGAACGCCAACATCGTTATCAGCGAGGAAGAGCCGTTTGAGGAAGCCAAGTTCCGAGCTTATATCCAAAGCAAGAATGACCAAGTTACAGTGGAGCTAGTGAACAACAGCATCGACCAGGCTAAGTTCATCGCTCTTGAGTGGACTGGTCTCTACTTTGATGTTGCGAGGAAGTACGGCTGATGACCTCTTCGTTTAATCTTGCTGGCTTTGGTACTGGTGCAACTGGTTTTGCCGTTTCAAATGCTGTTAAAACAACTGCAAAAGGTCCTGGAGCTTTTGATGCAACAGGAGCTGTAATAACTGGCATTAATTTTGCTGGTAATATAGCTTCTCAAATTTTCAATTTTCAAGCTGCACAAGCAGAAACTGAACGAGCTAATGCAGTTGCTCAAATTGACTATTGGACTAAGTGGGAAGCTCAAAATGCTCAAAATTATAGAGATTATGATTACCAACTAAATCAGTGGTATCGGCAATCTGATTACGTTGAAAAAATGCGGCAATATGAAAGCAAGTTGGCTGAACAACGTTCTGTTTATAAGGGTCAAGTTTCAATTGCTGCTACCAATAATTTTGCTCGCCAACTAGCTGAACTTGAAGGCAGGTTTTACGAAGAGGAAGCTAAAGATCTCATTGATATTGAAAACACCAGACTTCAATCAGTAGCTAGTGCTGCCAAAGTTTCGGCTGGTGGTCAGGTAGGTCGTACTGCCATGGCTCTTCAAAATTCTAAAAATCAACAATATTTAACTAATCTCAGTAATCGTCAAATTACCCGTAATTACAGACTTGCAGATAAATTGCGTGCTGCAGAGGTTGCTGACATTCAACGTCAAAACCTAATTAATCAAGTCGAAGATTACACGCCACAGCCGATTCAAGATCCAATTCAACCAATGGCGCCTCTTCCGGTAAAGGGGTTTGAGCCAACGCCTGCTTATGGACCTTCAGGTTCAGCTTTGGCAATGAATATTACTAAGACTGGTTACGACGCTGTTAAGCAGTATCAAAGTATGTTGCCGCCTAAACCTGGGACTGAAGAAGAAACTAAGATAGGTCAGAGGTACCTGCGACAAGTACTAGGAGTTAGTGAATGACCAGTAGTTTTGGTATTACCCCTCAACGTCAGCTGAGGGATTACACCCTACAACCTGAAAAACCAGCTAATCTTCCTCGTCCTGCAGAGCCTGCTACTGAGCCTCAACGTGTTGGCGGTCAACTGCTCGACGCTCGGTCGTTCCAAGCTGACGTAGGTACTGCTCAGACTCTTAAAAGTATTGAAGATTTTCTAGGCAGTCAAGGTGTGTTTGCCAAAGAAAGCGCTGCATTTTTTGAGCGGTATAAAGAAGAAAAGAAACAAGAAGCTTTAAATCTGTATCGACAAGAAACGCTTGCGTATCAGCAATCAATTGAAAACTCAAAAGATGTAAAAGCTCTTGATAAAAAGGGTGATAGTAAGACTGCTGATTTGCTGAGAGCCAGCAATCCGTGGACTAACTATTTTTACCACACGCTTAAAGCAGACGACGCTAGCAACAATATTGGTTTAAACATGGCCGCTTGGGGCCAAGATAATCTTGATAATTTGGCAAGAATTCAAGATCCTGCCGCTCGTGCTGCTGCTATTGCAAGGCAAGCTCAGATTGAAAAAGAACGTTATTCTGATCTTCCTTCTGCATTTATTACTGGCAAAATTGATCCAGTTATTGCTTCGGTTCAATCTAAATTGAATCAAAAAGCTGTTGAAAGAAGTTTTGAATTAAAGAATGAAGATATTCTGACAGTCACTAGGGATCACCTTAGAAACATCCTTGCCCTAACAGCTAAAGCTAAAAAATTTGGAAATATTGCAGACATTAATCTGGCACGAGAAACTCTTCAAAACGGGTTTCTTCAAACTATGGGGTATCTTACTGATGTCCATGGTTTCCAAGAACCCAAAGCTACTGCCACTATTGCTGCAGCTCTGAATAACCTATGGCTTGATGTTGACGGTGATGGTCTAAATGATATTGGTAATTATTTGACTGGTGATGCTGTTGTTAAGGCTTTAGCAAACGTCAAAACTAAAGATGGTATTCCCCTTGCTGATCTTGTTTACGACGACAAAGGAAACACAATTGGTTCTTTAGTTCAAACTCAATACGCTGAAGCTCTTGGACGTGAAGAAAAACGTTCAACTGCTATTCAAGCCAACATTGGGCGTGAAGCTAAAACTTGGGAACGTACTTGGGAGCAACGAGCTATTGCTTGGAAACTTCAAAATCCCAACGCTACGCCTGAAGAAATTAATAGTCGAATTAGATCTGAAGTTGCAACTATTACTTCAGACCCCAATCAACTTGGTTTGAGCAATAAATCTCTTCCAGAGATTCAAAAATTTGTTAAAGACATTTATACCCCTATGGATGAGTTGGTCAGTCCTCAACAGATGATTGACGATAAAACTTATGCTGAAACGTTGAACCGTCAAGGAAAACCGTTTCCACAGGCATTTCTCAATAGCCTTCGTGGTAAACCGTATATGGCTGAACTGGTTACTGAGAACGCCAGAGCTGTTGGAAGTGCTAGTGATGCTGTTACTAAAAGCACTCGGTCAAATCTGCTTAAAGATCTTAAAGAAAGCCTTAAAGATCGGTTTCAAACTAGTCCTGCAATGCGGGCTATTAGCGAGCAAAGTACTACTACCAAAGAAACCAAAAACAGGTGGATGAACTCTGCTTTGGTAAAAGCCAATCAACTTTTTGATGTGGCTGCTGCCAAAGAGATTAATGATGCTGTGTATGAAGCACGGCAAAACGGTCTTGATCTTCGTGATCCTCGTGTGGTTAACGATATCTTTAATCGCGTAAACGACAAGCTTTCTAAACGGCCTGAGTTCAATAACCCAGAGTTTTACTTCAATTTGGGTACAGACAACACCAAAGCTATTGGAGCCCCTAGTGGGCGTGTTCCTAGCGTTAGTTACTCAAAACAAGGCAGTGACGGTGCTTGGCAAATTTCTCTTAAGCACAATGACAACCTTCTTACTTGGTCTCGCACAGCCAAACCGTTTCTAAGCAGCAGCACTAATGTTGCTCGTACTTTTGTTAATAAAGAGTTTTTGTTTAACGAAGGAGAGCTTCGTCAGTTGAGTGGCGCTCTTCATACTGGTAACTTCAGATCACTTCCAACTAGTGTTAGGCAAAAGTTGGATAATTTTAGATATGCCAATGGTGGCAGGATTTCTACTGCAGAAGTGGTTGAAGCTCAAGTAACTCGATTTTTAGGTTCTCCTAATGATCAAGTAAAAGCAATTATCAAGCAAAACTCTAAAAGACTTCAAAACACACTACAAAGCATTGATGCTGGTCCTGCTAATCCACGTCAAACCGATCTTGGTATTTCTGTAACTAACTGGCGTCATGACCACAGAGCAGGTCGTAACGGTGAGTTGAAGCGCAACGCAGTGGATACTGTGATTCGCACTGCTGGTGGTCAATTTGCAAATAATCCAGTTCCTTCTCCTGTTTCTGGAGATGTGATTTATAGCAGTGCTACCAGTGGTCAAGTTTCTGGTTACGGGCACGTTGTTGTTATCCGTGCTTCCTCAGACGGCAATGGATACAGAGCTGGTGATCGCATTTTGATTTCACATGGTTCCAAAAGCCTAGTTACTGGTGGCCGTGTTACTGCTGGTCAAAGCGTCATGTTGACTGGTGGTCCTGGTACAACAACTGGTACATCTGATCCGGGTGTAATCCATTGGCAAGTATTCAAACCAGGACCCGGTGCGTTTCCAAACCGACTTGAACAGTGGCCTCAGTCCTACCAAAACAACTTTGTTCGTAACGCCGTGTTCCCACTGTTCCAACGTAAGTCTTACCCCAATTATTAGCGATTTTCAGTCATATCCATTAGTTTGGAGGAAGCGCCACTACTAATGACATAAATGCCTTATCTCACTCTCCGTGACGGCACGACTGAATTTATCCCCAATCAAAACGAATTTAACGCTCGACAGGCTGCTGAATGGGGACAACAAGCTAAGCCTGCTGCACCGACTGAGACAAAGGCAAAGCCAGCGCCTGCTGCTACCGCCAAACCAGCTGCTAAACCTCAACAACGTGGTTTTGATATTGGTAGGTTTTTGCAAAATGCCGCTCAAACCGTTGGCAATATCAAGGTTCCTAAAACTTTTAAAGATGCTGGCCGTCTGATTCTTAATGAGCTTGCTGGTATTAACCCTTCAGCTCAGCTGGCTGGTGTTGAACGACAAGAACTGCCTGCAGTTAAGCAAGCACGGGAAAAGCGCATTAAACAGGCCGAGAAAACGGCTCCTACGCTGGCTCAAGAAGCCAAGCGTATTATTCCCCGTGCAGTACAACAGGCTATTACTACACCCGTTGCCGTAGCTCAACAAACAGCTGCTGAAGGTCTTACTGGTACTGGTTTCCTTGAAACTCTTGGGCTGCTTCCTAAAGATGAAAAGCGTCAGCGGGATGCTGCTGTTGTTAAGAAAGCTCTAGCTAAAACTGGTCGTACTCCCGAAGGCGAGCAGTATGGCTGGCGACAAGATTGGATTGGTGGTCAATACCTGAGCAACGATAGCCCTTGGGTCAAAGAAAACATTCAACCTAAATCTGAGTTGACTGAGTTTGCAGCTCAGCTTGGTGGTGCTTTGGGGCTTTCAAAAGCCACCAAACTGTTTACAAAGGCACCTACTGCTCCCACCGTAACCAAACAAATTCAACAGTTTGAGCAAGTTATTCCTAAGACTGGTTTTAAAAATAACCTTAAAGCTCAAGCTGCGTATTTTGTTAATACTGTTGCACCTGAAACTGTTAAAGATGCTCTTTTGTTTCCAATTAATATTCCTCCCATTAACGCAAAGCAGCAAGCTTTTTACGACAAACTCAAAGCTGAAACAAATCCAGAGGTTCGTTTAAGTATTGCCGAAGCTCTTTTGGCAGATACCGATAATGAGTTTAATTTTCACCAAGAACGAGCAATTAACGCTGGTCTAGGCGTAGGCGCTATGTATGGCTTTAGAGGCCTCATGGGTCTTGCTCGTCGTGCTCTTCAACTTAGTAACGCTGGCGTACCTGCTAGCAAGGCTTTTGATCTTGCTGCTGATGAGGTTAGTGATTCTGCTTATGCAGATTTCAAAGCTTCAGCTTATGCAGATATTAACAACGAGATTCAAACCAAACTGGGTTCAGTTACAACTGATTTCAACACTGCAGTTGGTCGTAACATCCCGATAATTGCTGAAAAAGCTCGTTCTGCTTCTGATAATTTTGTAGCTCGTTATCCTGCAGCTATTCAAAACAGGGACAAAATTCTTGGTGAACTTGCTCAGTTTGGTGACATTACTGCTCGTCGTGCTGAACTGGATGCTCAAGTAGCAGAAGCTCAAAAAGCTGTTGGTGTTGAAACTCCTGAGCAACTGATTTCTAAGCTTCAAATGCTTGAGCAACGTCTCGCTGCGTATGAGGCTGCTCAAGCTGCTGATCCTGATTGGATTAATAAGAGCACTGGTACTGGAAAACGAGCTAGTAAGAACAGCTCTAAGGTCCGTCAAGCTAAAGAAGCTATTGACGCCATTAAACGGTTTGAAGACCTGTCAATGCAGCGTCAAGCTTTTGAAGAAATTGATCAACAACAACTAGCTAAGACTACTGAGCTAACTAAAGCTGATACTGAAATTGTTGCTTCTACTAATGACTTTCAAAAAATTGTTAGTGAGCTTCAAGCTACTTTGGATGAACATAACGTTTATCTTGCTGATCGAGCAAATCTTGTAGAGGCTGATATTGCTCAAAAAATGCGAGAAGGGATGGCATATGAAGATATTCTTCCTGATTCGTTTGGCGAAGATCCTGGATTTCTTCTGCATCAAGATTTGTTTCGTTTGGTGCGAGAAGCTCAAGATGCCATTAATTTTGAGCAGCTAACTCCTGAATATATTGATAACTGGCTGCAACGTGTTGAAGACGTTCATGATCGGGCTATTGCTGATGGTGTCTCTGCAATGCCTATGGCGCCCGATATGACTGGTTTGGAGGATTTGCTTGGTGATGTAACAGCAGCTGTTCCTGAGGCTCCTCAAGGCGGTCTCAAGCCGCGTAAGCCTTATCCAATGGAAAACCGTGTTCCTTTGACTGAGGATGACATGGGTAACCCTATTTTGGATCAAGATGCAATTAACAGCCGTAATGCTGATCTGATTCAAGATGTTGAACCTGACAGCCCCACCTCTGTAGACCCTGAAGAGTTTATCAATTCAATTAAACGGGATATTGGAACCAATCAAAAGCCAAAAACAGAAGCAGAGTTCAATCAAATTGCAGACGAAATTATTGAATTTGATCGGCAGTATCAAGCTGCGCTGCAAGATGATCTTGCTAACGGAACTAACACTGCTGAAAGTCTGCTTCGCATTTTCCGTGCTGCTAACGCTACTACCTACACTGCAGACCTAAGCGATCAACAGCTGCTTAAGGTTGTCAGTGATCGGGTGGCTAATAGTGGGTTGAATATGCAGACCATGGCTGTAAAAGCTGTTATTCAACTTCAAGATCTTGTAAGTGATCCAAGGGGTCTTAAAGAGTTTCAATATTTAATTGAACAAGGAAAAATTAATAAAAAAGCTCTTGAAAATCTTTTCCACGTAAGATCTCAATTGTCGTTGTTGGATAAAAACACCAAAAACGCAATGGCTGCAGTCAGGACTGTTCAAAAGCTTCAGCAAGGAGTTGAGGTTGATGGTTTGACCATGGAAGAGGGTATGGCTCTTGCTTTGGATCAAATGCAACGTCTTTTTGCCACGGTAAAAGCTGTTGATCCTTTGGCTCAATATTTTGGTACTGGCCTTGGTTTGTTTGCTTCTGATCGTCGCCTTCGGATTGGTAAAGACTTAAATCTTATGGCCGATGAGTGGAA